CCGGGGCGCCTGGTGTTTAAACGACACCAGTCACGTAAGTGACTCCTCCACACCGAATGGAACGGATAGATCAAGTGACCCTCACCGTCAAAAGGAGAGAACTGAGACGCCAGACATTAAGTTGGCGAACTGAGTATTTCCACGACGGCTACTGGGATAATGCTGGTATAGGGACTAGAACGTTCCTAGACAAGCAGATCACTTGGTCGGAAGGGCATGCCTGGCCTAAAGACCGAGGCGTGCGGGATGCTGGTGGTCCATTCGATACTGTGAAACTCACATATCGAAATGACCATGGATCGAAGATATTCCGCGGAGATTATCCGTATAGTATCTTCCCTGCCAGATCAGTGGGTAATTCCTTTCCCCACGTAGTCTGGCCGGTCGAGATCACCAGCAAATGGGGTGAAGCATGGTTGACAGATAATGAATACCTCAATTACCTTCAAGTCAGCAGTAGTACGCTGGCTGAGAGGGGTGCGAGATTCATTTCCGACACCATACCCACAAATCCCATGCTCGATGCATCTGTGTCCTTGGCTGAACTATATCGTGAGGGCTTGCCCTCAATGATAGGTTCTAGCCTGTTAAAGGACCGTGTTGGCGTCTTTCGCGGAATAGCGAAGGAGTATCTGAACGTAGAGTTCGGATGGAAGCCAATAGTAAGTGACCTGAAAGCTGCTGCAAAAGCAATCATGGATCAAGAATCCATTTTGCTCCAGCTTCAGCGTGATTCAGGTCGCGATGTGCATCGTAAGCGATTCCTTCCAACAGAGGTAGTGCAGAACGGGATTCAACCCGAAGATGGCCACATGTATCAAAGTGGCATGCAGCACTCCGCCTTCAACTATCCATCAGGGCTGGGCTGGTATATTCGCCAAAAGCGAGACAGCTGGTTCAGCGGCAGTTACACCTACTATTTCGAGCCCAGTAAAATGAGCGAGATTAGTAGGATTGCCACCGAAGCTAGACTTCTTTATGGCCTCACGCTAACGCCTGAGGTTGTCTGGAATCTAGCACCCTGGTCCTGGCTGGTTGACTGGATTGTCAATGTCGGAGACGTGTTTCATAATGTCTCCGCATTCAGTCAAGATGGCCTGATCTTGCGTTACGGCTACGTCATGGAGCAAAACTCCAGGGAGATTGTTCGGCAGGCCAATAGTACGTTTTCACCTTCGTACATTGGAACCTACCCTGCAAATCCCCGTGAAACATTTTCCACAACAAGGAAGATGCGCCGTAAAGCAACTCCATTCGGTTTCGGATTGCTTGAGTCTAGCTTCTCAGCTAGACAATGGGCAATCCTGGCAGCGTTGGGCATTACCCGCGCGCCGAAGCAACTACCACAGTGAAGTGAGTAGTACCTCAGCGTCTCAAACAGAGATCTGAGTCATCAATCCCTCCCAAAAGGAGGAACCCAGAAGGAGTAACGTCCCATGTTCACTGATCCCCAGGCTGTGACGATTTCAGGGTCTGCCAAGACCCTGAACCGGACCGGTTCTACCGAGAACGGTGGCCGTTTTGGAACGGCCGATCGCGCTCACCAGTACAGTGTTAACCACTCGTACGGGAAGCGCACTCGTCATCAGGTCAAGCTGCAGGCGGACACGCTTGTGGCGAACCCGCTGGTGTCGGGCCAGAACGTCACGCAGTCCATGAGTGTTTATCTCGTGGTCGACGTGCCGAACGGCTACGACACCGCTACGGCCAAGGCAGTTGCGGATGGCTTTCTTGCCAACCTCTCTGCCTCGACTGGAGCCAACCTCACCAAGCTTATTGGTGGGGAGAGCTGACATCTCGGTAATTTTACCGAGATCCAAACATCAAGGGGATTAGCTGGGACAAGGACTCGCCCAACCTTCATGAAAGGCGGACGATGAAAAGCCCCATGCTACTCTGGAGGGTACTCACCCAAGAGCTGGGTGAGTGGTGTCGCGTAAGCACCAGCAGAGACATTAAAACTGCCTCTGCACGTGTCGAAGATGAAGGGTTATCGTTTTTGACGATAACTCTTCCGAACGTAGCAAAGGACTTCGAAGAAGCCCTTGCGTTCGGTAAGATTGAGCACGACCATTTCCTCGGATTTAAGAGGAATGGCAGTCTCCCCCGATTTCTCGGAGGTTTCTTTGCTCAGGTCTTCGACCATGAATCTGGTGTCCTGCTTGACGTACCCAATGTCGATGCAATCTTCGCGATCCGGCAGATATGCCGGTTTGCAGGGAAAATCCTCCTCCCTTGTACTTCAAAGAGAGAGAAGGATGCATTCGATGGGTACGTTCGAGTTGAGCAGGAATTGGAAGAGGCGGGTGAAGGGATTTCTCAGGCTAGTTATGCTGAGTTCCTTCGTGTTTCTCGCCTTCTTCTTGGCTTCGTTCTCAGCGCTTCAGATCGTAGTATTGATTCTGGATTACTGAGACCCAAGCACGGCCCTGGCGCTACTGCTGACAAACTGATGGGAAACCAAAAGTATGATCAGACAGAGTGGCCATGGAGATTGGAGAATGGAGGTTTCAACTCTGTTGATTTTCTCCTTCCCAACGCCAGGTATTATCAGAACCTGGATCGTGTCCAATTTCTGGATCCCGAGGACGAGAGACCCGTAAGGGTTATCTCAGTCCCTAAGACCCTCAAGACTCCGCGTATTATCGCGGTCGAACCGACAGCCATGCAATATGCTCAACAGGCTGTTGCCGGGATTCTCGTCAAGCAAGTGGAAAGCGACAAAATCGCTCGCCACTTCATCGGTTTTACCGATCAGGAACCTAATCAGTTCCTGGCAAAAAGAGGATCCATTTCGGCAGATCTGGCTACACTCGACTTGAGTGAGGCCAGTGACAGAGTCTTGAATTCGCTTATCAGAGTCCTGCTTCACGGCTATACACACCTCTCTGAGGCTGTGCAAGCCTGCAGGACGACGACAGCGGATGTACCTGGTCATGGAGTAATCCCTCTGACCAAGTTCGCTTCGATGGGATCGGCTCTATGTTTTCCTATGGAGGCTATGGTCTTTACGACCTTGTGCTTCCTGGGAATCGAAAGAGCCTCAGGTACCAGATTGACCCAAGAATCCATTCTAGGATTCAAAGGTCAAGTGCGCGTCTACGGGGATGATATCATTGTCCCTGTAGAATACGCGGAGAGCGTGATTCAGACACTCGAAGAATTCGCTTTTCGAGTGAACAACCACAAGTCTTTCTGGACTGGCAATTTCAGAGAGAGTTGTGGGAAGGATTACTGGAACGGCCATGACGTAACAACGATCAAGTGCCGTACACAGCTTCCTTCATCGCGCCGTGACGTGAAGGAAATCGTCTCCACAGCGAGTTTGCGAAACCAACTCTTTAAGAGAGGGTTCGTGACTACTGTGCAATACATCGACCAACTTCTCGAAGGTATCCTCGGATACTATCCTGAAGTGGGTGAGACTTCTCCCTTGCTTGGCAGATTGAGCTACAACGATCCTATCCTTGGATCGAAGCTCAACCGTCACACTCAGTTCCCGGTAAAACGGGGTTGGGTGGTACGCTCGAACTCTCCAATCAACCGGTTGGATGGTGAAGGTGCCTTGCTCAAGTTCTTCTTGAACGCAGGCGATGAGCCTAACGCTGACGAGAAGCACTTGGAACGCTCAGGACGTCCTCAAGCCGTCAACATCACGCTGAGGTGGGCCCCAGCCCTTTAGGGCAGGGGGCGGGTTCGAATGAACCCGTGAGAGGAG